TATGCCGCCCAAGACTTGTTTATGAAGTGTATGCACAGTAACGGTATCTCACTTGATATTATTAAAAAGAGGCTCCCCCTTGTCAACGAAGAAATTGCTAAGGTGTTGGCGAATATCGTAGATTTCTCAGTTATCATGGAGAATGATGATAAGAGGTTGAACATTCTCATCAAACACCCCCACTTTGAGCCCCGCCCGCTTGAAATGGGTTCGGGTGCCGAGAAGACCATCGCAGCGATGGCAATTCGATTGGCTTTGCTCAATGTTTCGTCAATGCCGAAAGGCGATGTGTTTATTCTGGATGAACCCGGCACGGCATTGGACGAAGAAAACATGGAGGGCTTCGTTCGTTTGCTCGATGTGGTGAAAACTTATTTCAAGACCGTCCTTCTAATTTCGCACTTGGATTCCCTCAAAGATTGCGTGGATCAACAGATTTCTATTGAAAAGAAGGGACACCATGCATATGTAAACCACTAAGCCAACTATATATTGGTGGAGGTGGCGAAAATGGCTGACGAGGGCAAAGAAGAAATAGTATTTAAAATGGACGAAGAATCCGACTTTTGGAAGTCGGATAAAAAAGGTCTATCAGATAGAATACTTGAGCGAGTAGTATCCAGAAAACTTATGGTATGGGGCACGGCAACGTGGGCTCTGCTGTTTACTGGAAATTTAACATCTGGGGATTGGGTTACGATTTCACTAGTATATATTGGCTCACAGGCTGCGATTGATTTAGCAGTTGCATGGAAGTCGGGCAGTCATGGTTAGTTTGGCAGCAACAAAACTCTTTTTCAAAAAGGCGTGGATCTGGCTTAAGCACAATTGGTGGTTGCCGGTTGGTGCTGTGCTGTTGTTGGTCGGATTTTTGACCGGTCGGCGCAACACTGCTGGGATTCTTAAGGTTATGTCCTCTCGGAAAGAACAAGCGGATACTGAGATTCAAGCACTGCAAGAATCTCACGACAAGCAGGCAGAAATTCAACGCGAGTATGCAGAGGGGCTGAAGCGCCTTGCAGAAGAACGTGGAATCAAAGAGAAAGAATTAACAAAAGAAAACAGGGTTGCTTTGTTGGAAGCCGCAGAAGCGGCACGCCAAGATCCCGATGCCATGGCAAAAGAGTTGGCAAAATTGTATGGACTGACGCATGTTGAAGACGAATAAAATTTTAAATACAATCATCGCAGGGGTGGTGTCCTTTGGTTTAATATTTCCGACACCGCTGTTTGCACAAGATTCAGAAGAAGATGATGCCGTTCCAGAAGTGCAGTTGGATCTTAGAATTACTTCTCTTAGTCAAGGCGAAGTGGCACCGTTCACGGGATTACTGTTGACACCCGATGCTATGGTTAAGATTCGCTTTGACCATCAATTGGAATTGAGTCTTCTGCAAAATGATTTGCAATATCAATTGAGATTATCACAAGGGGAATTAGAAACACAACAGCGGCTTTGGGCAGTGGAAAGAGACTTGTACACCACACAGATTGCTTCCAGAAATCAGCATATTGAAAACTTGGAAGATGTTTTGGTAAAAAGAAAAGATCTGACGCCACTGTGGGTGGCTCTTGGATTTGTCGGTGGCTCGCTGGCTACCATTGGGATTACTTATGCCGTGACTGGTGCTGTACAATGAGCAGAAAAAGAGATTTAAATTATGTGGCTCAAGTGGAAAAAGCAATTGCTGACGAATGGGGCGCGGAGACAGTAAATAATCCAAAGAAAGGCTGGAGTGAAGAAAAAGAACAGGAATATTTAGAGCAAATTAAGTTCTTGAACGAGCGCAATCGAAATTATCAAGAGCGGTCTGAAACAGTCAACACGGAAGATGGCTTTTTGCTAACAAAGAAACTACTTAATAGAGAATCTAATCGCACTTGTCCAGTTTGTGAGAAATATTCTTTTGAATCAAGGGATGACGTTTATATGACGAAGTTCAGTTGTTGCTATCGATGTTTTATTCAACATGTTGATGGGCGCGAAGAACGGTGGAATGGCGGGTGGCGACCCAACTTAGGAGATAATAAAAATGGCTGATGTACTTGAAATTGTTAGAGGTATTTCTCAAGCAATTGCCAACACGCACGATGGTGCGCTAGATGAGGATGGCGAGCCCGTTAAGATTGGCTTGCGTAGAGAAGAAGATGTAGATATTACAGATCGGCGGGTGATAGACGGATTTAAGGTCGCCCTTCATGGTGATCAGTTGGTGATTAAGTATCACAGCGAGATCCCACTGGAAGAGGTGCATGGAAAAAACTTTGATGGTGAAATGCTTGATATGATTGAGCAGATTGCTTCTTTTATGAAGAAGGAATATAAGAAAGTCACCAAGAGCGCACTAAACCTCAAGCGAAATGGGGAGGTGGATGTGCTTGTGCAGTCGTTGAACCGTCATCGCTCTTGGGTCGAAGCCAAGCAGATTTATGATGTTGGAAATTATGGCGATGCCGTCGATGTGGTTCAGAACGAGTCCAGCGAAGACCGATTAGAGAAGGCTATGAAGGACTGGTTGGCTCTGAGCCGCGACAATGCCAAGAAGCCCAGCAATGTTACGCGCAAAGGAGAGCAGTGATCATGGAGATTACTCGACACCGTTTGCGGCAGATTATCAAAGAAGAACTCCAGCGAGAGGGCGGCGAAGGCATGTCCCAGCAGAAGAAGGAAGACGCTGCAAAGAAGGCAGTAATGGGGCTTCTTGACGCTGCGAAAGATATGAAACAAGCCCCTTCTCATGTAAGCGCATCAGAGTTTGGGTCTTATGTTGCAAAACAGGCAAATATTATTATGGATCTTCTTGTAGCGATGGAGTCCAGTCGCTCCGGTGGAGATGGAGCACAAGAGTCTGAGTTTATCACCTTGCGCGATCCAGAAGTGGCAAAATAAGAGAGATAATTAGGGACGATGAATGGCTTATACTCCAAGCAAACAAGAACTGGTAAAAGAAATTGTCAGATGTGGTAAAGACCCTGCGTATTTTTTAAATAACTATGCCAAGATCTCCCACCCGATGCGTGGATTGATTCCGTTCCAGACCTACGACTTTCAAGACGAATTACTGCAATCTTTTAACGATCACCGATTCAATGTGATTTTAAAAGCCCGCCAGTTGGGGATTTCCACCCTCACGGCGGGTTATGTTGTTTGGATGATGTTGTTTCATCGAGATAAAAACATCTTGGTCATGGCGACCAAGTTTAGCACAGCCGCGAATCTGGTAAAGAAAGTAAAAGCAATTATGAAAGGCATCCCTGAGTGGCTTCAAGTTGCAAGGATCGAAATTGATAACAGGACTTCATTTGAGTTGACAAATGGATCTCAAATCAAGGCGTCTTCAACGAGTGCAGATGCTGGACGTTCCGAAGCCCTATCTTTGTTGGTCTTGGACGAGGCGGCGCATATCGAGGGCTTAGAAGAACTGTGGATGGGCTTGTATCCCACACTGTCAACCGGTGGTCGGTGCATCGCTCTATCAACCCCTAATGGTGTCGGCAACTGGTTTCACCAAACATGCACGGACTCACAAGAAGAAGACAACGATTTTCACCTGACAACTCTCCCTTGGGATAAACACCCAGATCGAGATATTGCGTGGTTTGAAAAAGAAACACGGAACATGTCGCGGCGAGAAATCGCCCAAGAATTGGAATGTAATTTTAATATGTCAGGTGAAACAGTTGTTCACCCAGAAGATATTGAAGTTATTGAAAAAACCATCACAGATCCCAAGCACCGCACAGGGTTCGATAGAAATTTTTACATTTGGAAGGAATATGATCCGACACATTCATACATTTTATCTGCGGACGTTGCCCGTGGTGACGGAAGAGACTACTCAGTTTTTCATGTTATTGATCTTACTGATTTGGAGCAGGTAGCCGAGTACCAAGGCAAGCCCGACCTTGATTTTTTTGCTACAATCTTGTTTGACGCCGCCCGAGAATATGGAAATGCCATGCTGGTGGTGGAAAATAATAATATTGGCTATTCTGTCTTAACAAAACTTATCGAATTGGGTTATAGTAATCTATATTATTCAACGAAAGGAAGCCATCAGTATCTAGATCCGCTTGAAGCAGAGCATGTGTCGAACTCTGTGCCGGGTTTTACTACTTCGGGGAAGACTCGACCCCTAATCGTGGCGAAATTTGAAGAGTTTATCCGAAATAAACTAATTACGTTACGCTCAAGGAGACTTTTGAACGAGTTGACAACGTTTATTTGGCACAACGGCAAGCCACAAGCGATGCGCGGATATAATGATGACTTAATTATGTCATTAGCAATCGCCTGCTGGGTCAGGGACACTGCTTTGGTCGTAAATCAGCGAGATGTTGAATATAAACAGGCAATGCTCGGCGGCATGAAGCGTTCTTCAACTCAATTAGACACTACGATTCCCGGTATGCAAGGACACAACCTGAAGCCGGGATGGAAAAAAGAAATTGAACAGATGAAAAAGTATGAATGGCTCTACAAGGGATAAAAAGTAATGGCAGATCAAAAAAAGAACCCAAAAAATAATCAATCGGCACTGTTTCGACGCTTAACTCGTCTTTTTTCTGGTCCGATCACCAATTATCGAAACCAACAAGAACGTGGACCGTCTCGACGCAGGCTAGATCCATATGCGGGTCGATTTAAGTCAATTAGTGGGCAAACATTCCAAAAATCGGCATATAATCCATTCGAAGGCTTGCAGGCAAACATTATGTCGAATCAAAATCGCGCCGAAAGGTATGTTGATTTTGATCAGATGGAATACACGCCAGAAATTGCATCTTCTTTAGATGTATACGCAGACGAGATGACAACCGCCACGGCTTTGACCGATTTGTTGAGAATCGATTGCCCAAATGAAGAAATTAAAAGCATCTTACACACGCTCTATTACAAGGTTTTAAATATTGAGCACAACTTGTTTGGCTGGTCCCGCGCCATGTGTAAATTTGGAGATTTCTTCCTTTATTTGGACATTGACGAGGATTTGGGAATCACCAGCGTGATCGGTCTTCCGCAAGAGGAGATCGACCGACTGGAGGGTGAAGATAAGACCAATCCAAACTATTTGCAATACCAGTGGAACTCTGGCGGCATGACGTTTGAGAATTGGCAGATTGCTCATTTTCGAATTCTTGGTAATGACAAATACGCCCCTTATGGCACATCTGTGCTTGAGCCAGCCAGAAGAATTTGGCGACAACTCACCCTATTGGAAGACGCAATGATGGCATATCGCATTGTGAGGTCGCCCGAGCGCCGCGTTTTTTATGTTGATGTTGGCAATATTGCTCCACAGGATGTGGAACAGTATATGCAGCGCGTAATGACGCAAATGAAGCGAAATCAAGTGGTCGATACCTCTACGGGGCGCGTTGACTTGCGATACAATCCGATGAGTATTGACGAGGATTATTTCTTGCCCGTGCGAGGCTCTGCCGGTGGAACAAGAATTGAATCTCTGCCGGGTGGAACATATACTGGAGATATTGATGATGTAAAGTATTTGCGCGACAAATTGTTTGCTGCACTCAAGGTTCCCATGTCATACCTTTCAAGAGGTGAGGGCGCGGATGAAGACAAATCTACATTGGCTCAAAAGGATATTCGTTTCGCCCGCACTGTTCAGAGGTTGCAGCGTGCGCTCCTTTCAGAAATGGAAAAGATCGGAATTATTCACCTGTACACGTTGGGATACCGTAATGAAGACTTGATTAATTTTAAGTTGGGATTGAACAATCCGTCGAAGATTGCGGAATTGCAAGAACTTGAACATTGGAAGCAAAAGTTTGATATTGCAGGTGGTGCGACCGAAGGATACTTTTCTAAGCGATGGGTTCAGAAGAATGTGTTTGGTTTGTCTGATGAAGAAATCATCCGCATGCAGCGTGAAATGTTTTACGATAAGAAGATCGAAGCCGCACTTGAAAAGGTCGCTGAAGAAGTTGAAAATGCATT